CCATTGATGCATCAAGAGGCCTCCCAAATGCCGGAGCCGCAGCGGCCGCCACAAACAACACCACACCCTCAAAGGCCCATTCCGGGACAGCAGATAAAGCGAATGGCGCCACACCCAACCGTTGCAGCTCGGCATATTTGTTCGTGATGATGGGCGTCACCAGAGCGTCGTCCTCAGCCGTAGCTGACTCGCCAGTGGCGAGTACGCCGATATTTTGTAGGACGCGCGTCATCACGTCGTTGGCTGTGTAGCTCATTTTTTCTCTTCAACCACAAAGTGGTGATTGCCGCGTAATTTTATGAGAAAAGCGCCAGCCGGTTTCTCGCCCTTGGCGTCTTCAGGTAGCCACTCACGCGTCACTGGTAATTCGACATCCTTGTGCAGTGGGAACGTTACGCCACCGAATTTGATGAAGTCGGGGTTGTTGGATGGACCATTCTGATGGAGTGAATCACCGACGAATTTAGCCTTAATAGCCATTGCATCCTCTGGGTTAAAGGACCGCGCGGTGGAGTGAGGCCGCGCGGTCTGCACCCAGGGAGGCTATTACGAGTCGGCTACGCCTGCAAAATATCCCGTGACGATGCCATTCTGCTTCGAATTGTACATCAACTTCTGAACGGTACGGTTTTCGGAAATAGCCGCACCATGTTTGAAGTCGTAGTCAAAATCTTCCGTAGTGGCCTTGGTTCTCTGCGCCCACGCAACCGCCACGGCCTGCGCACCGCACAGATACGCCGGCTGTACATCGATGCCGCCGTTGCCAACGCCCGTAATGACACCAATCTCTGGGATTTCTCGGATGACGCATCCATCATAGATAAGGTCCCCGTCCACAAAAATTGGGTTATTTTTACCACGGTCTGCCGCATATTCATGCACCGTGAGCAGGTCGGTCTTCAGGTCACGGAACGCACGTGAGCCCGTAAAAATCACGTACCACTCCTCGTCCTCCCGTACTCTGATTGGACGAATCAGTGGCGATGCTGTTTTCGCAATGCGCTTCATCAGACCAACACGCGCCGCAGTGAACTTGTCACTGGTGTTATCCACATTCGCCAATGCGGCCGAGTGGTCATTGGCTGCATTGTTGCTTAATGCAGCGCCAAACAAAAAGCGGTCGCTGTTGTTGGCCAGATGCGCATCCTTGGTGGCTTCGGAAGCAGACGCATAAGCGGTGCCATTTCCCGTGCCAGTATTAAACATTCCCATTGCCGTGATGATATCGTCGCGGATTTTCTCCTTGGCCCAGTTCATCAATGCCTTCTTGCCGGCATTAAGTAGGTCAATCTCGGACTTCTGCATCTCTGATTCATCGACACGCACGGCATTGCGCAAGAACGCCACCGTGAGCTTGTGACCATAATTAGACAACGCCTCTTCATTGCCTACCAGCGTGGTGCTGCCGGTGACGCCGGTATTCGACAACTTGGCGATGAACGACACGTTAACCGTCTCGCCGGCCTTTTTGGTCAGGTCCTCGACCAACTGGATAACGGAATCCTCATCATCGCCCATGTAGCGAATGAATCGGTTGCCGCGAATGTACTCACTGAAAAACTTTTTCGACCACTGTGTAACGACATTAGTCGAACTGACTGTAGTCTCTGCCATGGGCTCGCCTCAGGCGGCCGCATCTGGGCCGCGCCTATCGTTTTGTGATTTCGCCCAGAGTCAAATCGCGTTCGGGTGGTGCCGTTTTTGTTCCGCCGCCACGCACAGACGCCAAAGACTTGGGGGCATCTTTGGCAGCCTTCAGCGCCGCTTCCTTGCGTAGTTTGGCTTCGACTTCACGTGTGACAGTAGCTCGCAGCGTTTTTTTGTAATCAGCAATATTGCCGATGCCGGAGAATTCACGAAGCGCCAATGCAAACTCATATGCTGTCCGCGCCGGGTCGTCGCTTGCATCAATCTGGCGTTCGACCGTGGCATTCAGCACAGGGTCTGCCTGTGCCTTCTCCGTCAATTCCGCAATGACCTCGTCATAGTCACTGAACTCACGCTTTGCAGCCATGTGACTGTATCGTGTCAATGCCCGGCGCTCGATTAGCGCCCTCTCTCGCCTGGACTCCTCACGCAGCGCATCCACCTCGCCGCGTAGTTCGGCATGTGCTTCTGCCGGTCCCTGCCAAAACTCCAGAGGCACACCCTTTTGGGGTGCTTGCTGATTCTGTTGATTCTGCTGCTGCGTACCACCACCTGCCTGTCGCTCCAGCTCCGCAATGCGTTGCTTTAGTTGCTGCCTCTCTGCGCGCGCTTGTTTAAGCGCGGCGTAGGGAACGTGCTTAGGTGGCGGCTTGCCGTTATCTGGCTCGTCTTCGGATGGCGGCTCCGAATCCTCTTCTTCTTTAACGCCCTTTTCTGGGTCCGGCTCGGATTCGTCAGGGGCTGGTTCCGTTTCCGGTGCCGGCTCCTGCTCAACCTTGCCTTCGTCTGCCACTGGCCCAGATTCAGCCACTGGTGCATCATTGACGACTTCAGGCCCGCTATCCAGAAAACTGTCAAGTGCCATACAGCCAGCTCCTTACGCGCCCGTATCGTCGGCGGCACGAAAATCACACCAGTGGCATGATAGGGGCAGTTTAGATGGCAATGGGATTGGCGCAAATAAATAGGGGGTCAATTGATTAACACAAGGCCAGCAGAATGGCTCACAGCAAAAAAGACCGTTTTTTCCTGTGGAATTCTTCAGAACGATTCAGTGAGCGATACTTCTCCTGTCACGCCGACCTGATACGAAGCTACGCGACGTTCAAAGAAGTTGGTTAGCTCCTGTACGTCTTGTAGCTCCATGAATGGGAACGGATTCTTGCTGCCATATAGCGGCCGTAGACCAAGCCCGGCGAGCCGCTGGTCCGCCGTATATTCAAGATACTTACGCATACCTACAGACGACAAGCCTGTGATTCCGTATTGCAAAAGGTCATCAGCAAACATCGATTCAATATCAACTGCATGCTGAATCATTTCTGCTGTTTTGATTTTTGTGTCGTTATCAAATAACTCTGGCTGCTCATTGCGTATTATCCTGATGGCCTCATACGCAAATGCCATATGACAGGACTCGTCCCTGAAAACCCAATTGGTCCCCGAGGCAAGACCAGGCAGCAGCCCCTTTGAGCGCATGAAGTATACATAGGCAAAGGCGGCAAAAAAGAAGAGACCCTCGACGCAGGTGGCGAAGCAAATAAGATTAAGCAAAAACCCGCGACGTCTGTCATTTTCGTTCAGTGAAACAAATCGCCAGTCATTAATGCTTTCCATCCAGCGGAAGCAAAAATCTGCTTTGGCCTTTATTGATGCTATATTTTTAATTGCATCGAATGCGCGTGCTCGCTCCTTGATGTCAGGAACATATGTATCCAGTAGCGTCAGATAGAACTGCACATGCAGCGCTTCTTCATACAATTGTCGCGACAGGTAAAGACGAGCCTCTGGCGAATTGATATGGCTATAGATACTCAGGACAACGTTGTTGGCGACAATCGAATCACCAGTGGCGAAAAACGCCACCAGTCGTTGTATCATATGCCGCTCGGCAGGACTGATTTTGTCACGCAGGTGAGCGACATCGATGGAGAAGTCAACCTCCTCGACAGTCCATGTGTTGCGGATGCCATTACGGTACATCTCGTAGAATTGTGGATAGCGCATAGGGCGCAGCGTCAGATTTAGGCCTAGGTCCAAGAGCATTCGGCAATGCTACATTACGCAGGCGGTGCAGGTGAAGGCTGCATCATGCCTGCACGTGCTTGGCCGAGCTTAATTTGCGTATCCACCTGCGTTTCCTCGGCGCTGGCGCGCTTCTGCATGGCGCTGGCATTGGTCTCGTCGACCTCGGCAGCCTCTTTTTGCATCGCCACCTGCTGCATTTGCATGGCCATTTGTTGCTGCTGTTGCATCTGCTGTTGCTGCTCTGGCGTTGGCGGCTGCTGGCCGCCGTTCTTCATGGCGTCGAGTATTTGCTTCTTGTTGCGCAATGAGCTTGCGTTAACAATGGCCTCCGGCGGTATCGGCAGACCCTTCTCTGCCAATCCCGACAGTGTTTCGAATTGCTCCTGTTGCAGCGCCACCACATCGGGCGATTCGTCAATGATGATATCGACACCGAGCGTGGCGAGGTCGTTGCGTATCTCGACAACCTCGTCCATCGTCGGGTCCAGCATCATCTGCTGGATAATCTGCGGGTCCATGGGCTCGCCAGCGCGCTCCGCCTCTTCAATTTGCGACTCAAATATCATGCGCTTGGTGATGGGCTGGTTCAGCGGCACAAAGCGCAGATTCTCGGCATCGTCAGTGACGCGAATCCATTTCTCAGCGGTCCATGACTTCCTGATAATCCACCAGTAGATTTTGTATACGCGGCGCTTCAGCTTGCGCATCGCTTCGAAATACTTCTCCAGCTCGGCGTAGCCTGACTGCTGCTTGGCCATGATGGCGCGGCCAGATAGGGCGCGCGGGTCGGAACCTGTCAATGCCGCATTCGGTCCAATGGCGTCGATTTCGCTCTTGGCCTCCTGGAGCAACTGCAAATGCGTGGCCTGCATGTCGTTGGTACTGAGCACCTGCATATCCTGGCCGATTACGCCATTGACGAGTATCAGACCGTCAGGTTTAGCCAGCTCAGTGCGCAACTTGTCTGGGTCGTCAACCGCCTTGCGGGTAATAGCCACCTGGCGCATTGTCCCAAAATGCAACCCTTTGCTGCGCCGGTGATTGATTTCATCCTGTGGGTCAATCAGGTTACGGACAGCCCCGTAGCGCTCGCCGTCGCGGGTTACTGAGCTGCTGGTGAGAACAATGCAGCAGAAGTTGCGGTCATACTCATCAACAAACGGGACTTTGATTGGTTCCTCAATGAAGCCACGGTTGTTGAATTTGGCGCTGTACCAGACATCGGCAATCTCGCCATTGATACGTTCCTTGTTGACCCAATACTGATGGCAGATTTTCACGCGCTGGCGTTTGCCGTCACTCCAGGCCGTATTGCGTGGTGTGTCGTCGAATGTTTGTGAGCCGTCGCTGCCATCGCCGACAGAATCGTCCAGAACATCCTCGGCATCAGGCCATAAGGCCACCGCCTGGTCGTAATCCATCCAGACCACCTCACCAAAGTAGCGTGAGTCGGAGAAGTCTGGCCGGCGTGACTTGGGGTCGTAGTAGATGCGGTCCCAGGGGATTGCATCAAGGACTATTTTCACCTCGTCGTTACAAACTTCGGTGCTGATATGAACACCGCCATAGCCCTCAACAAAAAGGTCTTCGGCCACCTTGGTGAGCTTGCCCTGTGTATCGGTCTGGTCATCATCGGCCACGTAGCGAATGGCATCAGTCACGGCATCCGCTGATTTTGATTCGGCTGGTGTGCGCGGTAGCGCCTTCGGGTCGGTGCGGCTCTTGATTTCGGTGCCCACAATAAAATCAATTTTGGGTCCGATGCGGTTAAACGTCAGACATGGCTGTTTGCGCTTGGCCAGCTTGGCGCGCTCTTCACTGGTCCACTGGATGCCGTCGCGATAATCGCGGTCGCGCTGGGCGCGCTCTCGCCAGGGATTGGTTGTCGTCTCGAATGACTCGTAATCTTGAATCAAATCCTCAAGCGACTTGCCGCCTATACGCTTGGACTTCTCGGTGCTTTTTTCGCTGTCAGCCATTTGCACCAGAGTCGACCAGGTGGATGCATGCAGCAAATAATTGACTATGACCGGTAACTATCACGGTCATCGTCATCATGGCGACCGTACCTGTCGCGCGGTACGTGCTGAATGCGCTCAATGATGGCGGGATGGGTCTCATCAAGTGCCAGGCCAAACAGGCTCAATGCATCAACGGCATCGTCGTGCTCGCCATTCGGGAATGCCAGCAGTTGTGCCACCAGCCGCCCAGCCCAAGGTGAGCGTGGCAACCACACCTTACGCCGCGCAAAACGCGCCTGGATGGCCCTGGCGCGCGTCGGCTTGTCGTTGACGGGGGCCAGCCACTCCTCACGGCAGTAAACGCGCCTGCGGTGCGATTCTCGCTCTGTATCAGGCTCCGTGGCGCGTCGAATGACCCCCGACTCACCAAACCAGGCAAGGGGTTTCCATTTCTGCCACAGGTCAATCTTGGCATCGGTCCAGACGTCCGAGCTGGCCTGGCCGTACCACCAATCGAGGATATAGATATCGTCGCGCTCGTCGATACCCAACACCGCGTGCTCGGTGAAGTCGCCCTTGCCTTCGGTGACCGCAAAGTCGCTGGACCCATAGATATGGAGGCCTGGCGGTATCTCATCATAGTACTGAATCCAATCATTGGAGAAATACGTCCCCGAGGCGCTCGGTGGACGCTGCTGGAACAGTGAGTACCAGTCGCGTGGCGAGCTAATCAGGAGCTGTTTTCGCTTATGGCGCAGCTCTTCAAGAGAGAACCACTCCGGCCATAGCGCCTCCTCGTGGTCGGTATCCTCGTTCAGAATTGCCGCAAGTGACAGGCGCTCCCATTTGTCGCCGCCTTCTTTTTCTCGCTTCTCCAGTCGGCCCACCAGGTCGTCTTCATGCCAACGGGTGGTGATGATGACAATTCGTCCATGGGGCATTAGCCGCGTGTACAGGTCGGCGTTGTACCAATTCCAGACATGGTCACGGCGCTTCTTTGAATCGGCTTCGTCGCGGCCCTTGAATGGGTCATCAACAATGGCAACGTCAGCGCCCTTGCCCGTGATGCCGCTGTCGACACCAGCAGCGACAAATATACCGCCCTTGTTCGTATTCCACCGGTCGGCAGCGCGTGAGTCACGCGCCAGGCGGATGCCTTCGAAGACATTCTGGAAGTCATCCTCGTTAAACAGATTACGGATCTCTCGACCGAATCCACGAGCCAGGTCCTTTGCATATGAGCTGACAATGATTTGCCACGTCGGATTGCGGCCAAGTAGCCATGCAGGAAAGCGCTTAGAGCCCAGCTCGCTCTTGCCGTGGCGCGGCGGCATCTCGATGACAAGGCGGTCAATCTCGCCTGTCTCGATACGTTGTAGCTCATTGCATATGAGCTGGTGGTGGCGCGCCGGGCGGAATGCCGCATAGGTATAGCAAGCAAAGGCAAGCAGGGAGTCGCGTGCAGATATACGAGCACGGCGCTCCCTGGCTGCATCATTACCGAGCTGGATAGCCTGAGTGGATATTGATTAGCCTCGGAGCCAGGTCACTTTAACATAATCAATGATGATATTGGTGGTCTGTGTACCGCTTGATTTGTGAATCTGGAATACAGGCTGCAGATTGGTGGAGTTGGCAGCGATGGTGAAGGTGGTGCCCGTGGTGGTTAGCTGGGTCCAGGTGCCACCAAGCGTAGCGCGGTAGTAGAACTTCACATTGCTGGTGTCCGAGCAGTCAATCCTGAATTCATAATAGGTATCCGCCGTCATCGTGAAGACTTGGTCGGTTACCTTGTCGTCTTTGTCGGTGGTGCCATCATCTGTTTCGAGAGCAGGCACCAGTGTGGCACCCTGCAGACGGAACCAGGCATTGGTGGCCACACTGTCCTCGGTAGCATTCCAGGCGCTCATGAGACCGAAAACAATCGTGTCATTGGCATTCGGGAGCGTCGGCACCTTAAGGCGGCATTGGAAGATAGGCTTGCCGCTATAGAGGATGTTCTGTTCATCATTCCAGTACAGACCAACGGTCTGGTCCTCGCTGGTGTTGTCGAACTTCAGCTCAAAGGCGCCATTGGATTCGTCGCCCTTGATTGCATAGGTTGGTGTTCCGGATGAGGACACGTCCTTAATCGCCCACACCGCATCAGTGACATTCAGGGCCTTACCAATGAAGTCTTCAAACACAGTGACATTGCGGCTATCGGGGAACCGCGCGGTCACATTGCTGTTGACCACCGCCAGTAAGTCACCAGTGGCGCGTTCGTAAAATACGCCATCGGATTGGCCACCAACAGGAACAAATGAGGATACATTCAGGTACAGGTCGGAATCTAATTCAGCCATTTGGGATACTCCTGGTCAGAAGTCCCAAATTGGGACTTACTTGTTTGTCATAGATTTAATGGCAATCTCGCCGGCGTCAATTAATGCATCCAATTCCGCCATTGACCTATTTCGCACAGGGCGCTTGTCGTCGATGGTGATGGTGGATTCCTGCCTCGTATCGCGCTGACCGAGCCATTGCTTACCGAGCCAGATAAGCATCGTGGCGTTACCTTTTGTGGCAGCTTGGTATTGTGCGCGGCGCAACGAGACCATGCCGGAGCAGCGCTTTTTGGCGAAATAGTCCGCAAAACTTGTGTTCTTCTCGCGATTGACGGCGCGCTCGATTGTGTCAGGGGAGCAATCAAACCAGGAGGCTATCTCGCCAAGGGTGCATTGCAGGCCGCAAAGTTTGTCGAACTCTTCCCAATTGATGGCGACCCTGGGTCGGCCGCCGGCGTGTTTGCTCATACGGATTTACGGACGGCTTTGCCGCCGGTGAGGTTTTGCCAGCGCTCGATAATGACGTCGCAATAGGCTGGCGATAGTTCGGATGCATGGCACGTAATGCCGACCTTCTCGGCTGCAATGAGCGTGGTTCCTGAGCCCGCATAGAAATCAAATACGGATTTGCATTCCAGCAAGCGTATGCACCATTCCATTAGAGCCACCGGCTTCTGTGTAGGATGGACTCGTTTGTCTTTTTCTCCTGAGCGAATCATGCCATTCCATAGTTGCCTATGGACGCGTGCTGGACCGCCGTAATTTGACCATGCCAGCTCACAATCAGCGAATGTGTTTTCTATGCCGGTATCTTCACGCTTATCCCAAATGAGCCATGAGGCAGATGGCGTTAACTGATTGGCAAAATAATTACCGCCCCAAATGATGGCCTTTCTCCCCCCAGCAAGAAGAAACGATACATCAGGAATCGATTCATCGCCGGCGATTGGTTCGTATTTGCCTTTTTTGGCGACGCCAAAATCAGCGCCAACCATCCCATTCTTGACTATAGAAATTCCGTATGGCGGGTCCGTGA